CAATCTTTTTATATTAGTTCAATACAATTTGATAGAATAAAGAGGTAATGAAAGCGGCAATCTTAGTAGAAAAAAATAAACCCCTGCATGTAGACAACGTAACTCTTCCAAAGAAACTACTATTTGGACAAGTTAGAGTAAGGCTATTGACTAGCGGATTGTGTGGAGCGCAACTACAAGAAATAGCGGCTTTAAAAGGCAACGAAAAATACATGCCGCATCTGCTCGGGCACGAAGGATGCGGAATAGTCGAAGATGTTAATGAAAATGTTTCTAAAGTAAAAAAAGGTGACAAAGTGGTCCTGCATTGGCGAAAAGGCTCTGGAATTGAGGCTGATTTTGCTAAATACACTTGGAATGAAAGAGAAATTTCTGGCGGAAAGCTGACGACTCTTGCTGAAGAAGTTGTAGTTTCCGAAAATCGTGTTACGGCAGTATCAAAGGACATAGACAATGAATTTTGCGCTTTGCTTGGCTGTGGCCTTTCGACTGGATTTAGCGTTGTAAATAAAGACGCAAATATAAAATTTGGAGAGAGCGTCCTAGTAATTGGATGCGGCGGGGTTGGCCTTAGTTGTGTGCAAGCCGCAAAGCTTTCTTTAGCTTCAGAAGTTGTAGGCATCGACATCAATGAAAAGAAAAGGCAGATGGTCGAAGGCTTTGGTGCTATTTTTTATAGCCCAGTTGACGTAGAAAAGATAGTAGAATCAAAAACAAAGTTTGATTGCATTATAGACACTACTGGAATTCTAAGTCTTGTATCTAGATTGATTCCTTTGTTATCTGAGCAGGGAAGATGCATTCTAGTATCTCAGCCAAAAGCAGGGTCTCAAATAGTAATATCTGATCCTATTAAATTTTTCTCTTCTAACGGGCAAACTATCAGGTCTACTCAGGCTGGCAACTTTGATCCAGATATAGACATAGCAAGATACATAAAAATTTATAAAAACGGACAAATAAACATAAAATCTTTAGTGACTGATCGCTACGATATCTTTAATATAAATGAAGCTGTCGCAAAGTTGAAAACTGGTGAGTCAGGAAGAATAATTATTAATTTCTAATATGAATTACGCCACAAAGCAAGATTTGATTGATTTTGAAAACTCAATCATTGATCTATATAAAGACTGCAAGTTGCCATTCTTGTTCCATCTTTCAGGTGGCAATGAGAATGAACTGATAGAAATATTTAAAGATATCAAAGATGGGGATTATGTGATTTCAAATCACAGAAACCACTACCACGCTCTTTTAGCTGGAATCCCGGCTGAAGAGCTGCGCCAAAAGATTGCAGATGGTAGAAGCATGTTTATTTACGATAGAAAGCGTAATTTTTTTACCTCAGCTATTATTGGCGGTACGCCAGCTATCGCGGCGGGAATCGCTCTTGCCCTCAAGCGCAAAGGGTCTTCTCAAAAGGTATGGTGCTTTGTGGGCGACGGCACAGAAGATTCTGGGCATCTTTTCGAGGCTGCTAGGTATGTTTATGGATTTGACTTGCCATGCACTTTTATTGTCGAAGATAACAATAGATCTGTCTGCACTCCGAAAGATGAACGGTGGGGAATGGCGAGCTATCCAGACATGCCTCCATCTGTAATGAGATATCAATATGATATTACTTATCCTCATGCTAGAATTGATGCTCCTATTGATTTAAAGAAAACAAAGCAAAAAACTGATGCTGAATATTTTCCGCATTTGCTTCCAGAAGAGATGCCGTCTTTTGATATTGATCCAAATATTTCATTTAAGAATGCTGTTACTGAAGCTATGACAGAAATTGGAAAAGCCAATTCTGTATTTATTGGGTACAATGTTAAGCATGGAAATGCAATGGGTGATCTTGTTAATGTAGATGATAGTCAAAAAATTGAAACTCCTGTAGCAGAAAATCTCATGGCTGGCCTTGCAATTGGGATGTCTTTTGAAGGATTCAAGCCTGTTGTTTATTATGAGCGTCACGATTTCATGCTAGTAGCGGCGGATGCAATTATTAATCACGCTAATCATATTGAGAGAATTTCTCATGGAGAATATGAGTGTCCAGTAATATTTAGAACAGTTGTGGCTGATAGTGGACCATTCTATTCTGGGCCAACTCATTCTCAAAACTTTACAGAAGGTTTTAGAAATATGGTGTCTTTCCCTGTCTATGTTCCAAACACTGGCCCAGAAGTGCTAGAAGCTTATAAAAAGGCTCTTCACTCATCAAGGCCATCAATGATTGTTGAAAGAAAAAGCAAATTCTAATGAAAAAGAAAATTTTAGTAATAGGAGATAGTTGTAGAGATGTTCATGTCTATTGCTCTTGTGATAGGATGAGCCCAGATAAACCTGTGCCTGTATTAAAGATCCTTGACCAAAACGACAATCCGGGCATGGCTAAGAACGTTTATCGTAACATAAAGTCTTTAGAAGATTCTTGTGATATTGTTACTAATTCAAACTGGGCTAATATTACTAAAACAAGATACATCCACAAGAGCACTAATCATATGTTTTTCAGATTAGACTCTGCCGAAAATATAAAGAGATTTAATATAGCAAAAATGGATTACAATTATGATCACGTTGTTATTTCTGATTATAATAAAGGATTTTTAACAGAAGAGGACATTTTAACTATTTCTTCTAATCATAATTCAGTATTTCTTGATAGCAAAAGAGTATTGGGAGACTGGGCTACAAAGGTAAGATTCGTAAAGATTAATAATTTTGAATACGATAGATCTAAACATTCTATACCAAATACCCTTAAAGATAAAATAATTAAAACAGCAGGAGAAGAGGGGTGCTGTTATCTTGGCAAGAACTATCCAGTAGCACAGCAAGAGGTAATTGACGTTTCTGGAGCAGGAGACTCTTTCTTAGCTGGTTTAGTGGTAGAATTTAGTAAAACTAGCGATATTGAAAAAGCAATAATTTTTGCTAATCAATGCGCAAGTAAAGTAGTAGGACAGAAAGGCGTTGGAATTATATAACTATTGGCTAAAATAGAGTGTAATCTATGACATGGCTGTATATAACATAACAGTTAACCAAGGTGAGAATTATGATTTGACAGCCACCTTGACTAACACAAGTGGAACTCCGGTAAACATAAGTGGATACTCTTTAAGAGGAAAAGTAAGATATTCTTATGGGTCAACAGGAGTGCTTGTTGATTTAGAGCCTTCTATAGTAAATGCTACTGGTGGAGTAATAAGTTTTACTTTAAGCCCATCTGAAACAGCAGCTTTGCCAATAACAGTTGCTGTATATGATATAGAAAGATTTGTTTCTGGACAATCGCCAGTAACTACAGTCTCAAGAGTTCTCCAAGGAACAGTAACCGTAACCCCAGAGGTGACTTACTAATATGCCTGATATAGTTATAGTATCTCCAACACCTTCGATAGATATAACAGTCTCTGCCCCGTCTAACGAAATAAACGCAGCAATTCCTGTGTCAACAGGAGAACAAGGTCCAGCGGGATCATCTGGCACAAGCGGAAGCTCTGGACTTAGCGGATCGTCAGGGTCGAGCGGGTCTTCGGGGACATCTGGGTCTGGCGGGTCTTCAGGCACATCAGGATCTAACGGAACATCTGGCACTTCTGGAAGTTCTGGAACTAGCGGAAGTGGAGGCTCGTCTGGTACTGCTGGCTCTTCTGGAACTAGTGGAACTTCTGGCACTAGTGGAACTTCTGGAACTAGTGGAACTTCTGGCACAAGCGGAACTTCTGGAACATCAGGCTCTTCTGGTACTTCTGGATCAGGTGGCTCTTCTGGGACTTCTGGCACTAGCGGAACTTCTGGAACATCAGGTTCAGGCGGGTCTTCTGGCACTTCAGGCTCCGGTGGGTCTTCTGGGACTTCAGGCTCCAGCGGTTCTTCCGGAACATCTGGAACAAGTGGGACATCTGGCACTTCTGGTTCTTCTGGAGCAGACGGAGCGAATACTTATAGATATTTATTAACAAATAATGCTGTTTTATCAAATGGCGAATTTAAAGTTGTTGCAGGCAATGGCTCTTTATCTTCTATCACTTCTTGTATATTTAATGAATATAATTCTAATGGAGATTTATTAGATTCATGGTTTGAAGGATTAAAGACTTGGGTTGAGTTACGTTATGAAAAAGCTATCTTCCAATTAGTAAATACTGGAGATATTCATAATAGAGTAGAATTATTTGTTGCTAGTGTTGTTCGTAGTGGAGATAATAATTGGACAGTCAATTTAAATTTCTTGGCTGGACATGGAAATATAGAATTGAATGATACTTATGCTGTGTCATGGGTTCTTTGCGGCGCAGATGGGTCTTCTGGAACATCTGGAACTTCAGGCTCTTCTGGGACATCTGGAACTTCAGGAACGTCGGGGTCTTCAGGGACTTCGGGATCAGGCGGGTCTTCAGGCACTTCTGGCACTAGTGGAAGCGGAGGTTCTTCTGGCACTTCTGGCACTAGTGGCACTAGTGGCACATCAGGTTCAGGTGGATCTTCTGGTACATCTGGAACTTCTGGAACGAGCGGGACATCTGGCACAAGCGGGACTTCCGGAATAGATGGCACAAGCGGCACTTCTGGAAGTAGTGGAACATCAGGATCTGGCGGTTCTTCTGGAAGCTCTGGAACTAGCGGAAGCGGAGGTTCTTCTGGCACTTCTGGCACTAGTGGTACATCAGGTTCAGGTGGATCTTCTGGTACATCTGGAACATCTGGAACAAGCGGAACGTCTGGTACAAGCGGTACTTCTGGAATAGATGGCACAAGCGGCACTTCTGGAAGTAGCGGAACTTCTGGAACATCGGGATCAGGGGGCTCTTCTGGAACTAGTGGAACATCAGGTTCGGGAGGATCTTCCGGAACTAGCGGAACGTCTGGTACAAGCGGAACTTCTGGAATAGATGGAACAAGCGGAACTTCTGGGACTAGTGGGACATCAGGGTCAGGAGGCTCTTCTGGAACTAGTGGAACTAGCGGCAGTGCAGGATCTTCTGGAACTAGTGGAACATCTGGCACATCAGGATCAAATGGCTCTTCTGGAACCAGTGGAACATCTGGTACGTCAGGTTCAGGAGGTTCTTCTGGAACCAGTGGATCATCTGGTTCTAGTGGATCATCTGGGACAAGCGGAAGCTCTGGATCTAGCGGAGACAAGTACAGAGCAATTTCTTCTACATCTTTTACTTTAGGTAATGCTGGTACTTTAAATATAGGTTCTAATTATGGATATAGCGTTGCTCAGTCTATAATAGTTGTATATAATGGAAGCAATTTCCAAGAATGTGAAGTAATATCATATGATTCTAATTCGGGAGATTTAATTTTTGGAGCCCCGATTAGAACAGTTGGTTCTGGAACATACTCTAACTGGTTAATAAATCTAGATGGAGCAAGTGGTGGAGATGGCTCTTCTGGCACTAGCGGTTCTTCGGGCTCCTCTGGCTCAAGCGGCACATCTGGGTCTTCAGGGACTTCTGGGTCTGGGGGCTCTTCTGGAACCAGCGGATCATCTGGGACATCTGGATCAGGAGGCTCTTCTGGGACATCTGGATCAGGAGGATCTTCAGGGACAAGCGGAACATCTGGCTCAAGTGGATCATCTGGCTCTGGCGGATCTTCAGGCACAAGCGGGACATCTGGTTCAAGTGGCATAAGTTCATTTACAACAACCACTTCAATCATTGGTATGCCAGCAGTTTCATCAACCACTGAGGTTTTTGTATCAAATACTAATTGGATGGTGGTGGGCATGGTTGTATATTGTGAAAGCGCTGGATATTTTTCTGTAAATGCTATTAATAGCTCCACTTCAGTTACTTTAACAAATCTTGGATATGTAGGAAATGCTTCGCCCGGATCAATTATTCCTTCTATTAAAAAGGTAAGTCCCGGTGGTCTTATTGGCGTTTCTGGCAGTTCAGGTACTAGTGGCTCATCTGGAACAAGTGGTTCTTCTGGTTCGTCAGGTACTTCTGGCTCTGGTGGTTCTTCTGGGACTTCTGGCACTAGCGGAAGCGGAGGCTCGTCTGGTACTTCTGGCACAAGCGGAACTTCTGGATCAGGTGGCTCTTCTGGAACTTCAGGCTCAGGAGGTTCTTCAGGAACAAGCGGAACTTCTGGTTCTGGGGGTTCTTCTGGAACATCTGGCACTTCTGGATCTAGTGGAACATCAGGATCGGGAGGTTCTTCAGGGACTTCTGGCTCGTCTGGCTCAAGCGGCACTTCGGGCACAAGCGGAGTTAGCGCAGTTTATAAAGGAAACTCTTCTACATCAATAAATTTAGGATCTTTAGTCATAGGAAATAATACTTCTTTAACTACAAGCACTGATCTTAGCTATACAATAGCGCAACATTTAATTATTACTTATGACATTTCTAATCACTTCCATGGAGATGTAGTATCTTATAATTCAGGAACAGGAGCTTTAGTAATAAAAGTACTAGAAGTGGACGGCTCAGGGACATACAACGCTTGGACAACAAACTTAGATGGCGCAACCGGAGGAGATGGATCTAGCGGAACCTCTGGGTCATCAGGAACAAGCGGGTCTTCTGGGACTTCTGGATCTGGTGGCTCTTCTGGAACTAGCGGCTCTTCTGGAACTAGTGGAAGCGGAGGGTCTTCTGGAACAAGCGGATCATCAGGCTCATCTGGAACTAGCGGTTCTTCTGGAGTTAGAGGAGCGTCAGATTGGACGCCTGTTTTTGGGGGCGGAACAACTTATGGATCTGACAGCTCGACATTTATAAAAACTACTGGAAACAATAGCGTTTGGGATGGTCAAGTTTATTCGTCTCAAGGGTATGTTAGGGGCGTTTATTGTTCAGCTAAAGCAACAGGATTTGTAGATGCAAGATTTGGATTAAATAGTGATCCAACTTTAAATGCCAGCTTTACTAGTATAGATTATTGTTGGTCTTTTTCTGCTGGACTAGGTACTGTAGAAATTTTTGAAAATGGAACTACAGCAGGAACTTTTGGGGCATATACTGCAAATAGCACAGAATTAGGGATAACATATGATGGATCCAATGTTAGATATTGGAAAGACGGAGTAGTGCAGAGAACTGTAGCAAGAGCAATAGGAAATGCTTTATATTTTGACTCAAGCTTTTGGGCGACAGATGCTAAAGGTATAACTAATGTTGCTTTTGCTCCGATGGGAGAAGCTGGAAGCAGCGGATCTTCCGGATCTTCCGGAACATCTGGAAGTTCTGGAGTCACTGGCGGCACGGGTGCTACTGGCGGCACTGGTGGCACAGGGGCTATTGGATCAACAGGGTCAACAGGGGCTACTGGCGGAACTGGAGCTACTGGTGGAACTGGAGGGACAGGCGGAATTGGATCAACTGGATCAACGGGAGCTACTGGTGGAACTGGAGCTACTGGTGGAACTGGAGCTACTGGTGGGACTGGAGGGACAGGCGGAATTGGATCAACTGGATCAACGGGAGCTACTGGTGGAACTGGAGCTACTGGTGGAACTGGTGGAATTGGATCTACTGGGTCAATTGGATCAATTGGTTCCAGAGGCTCTACTGGCTCTACAGGGGCAACCGGAGGAACAGGTGGAATAGGATCAACTGGATCAACGGGAGCTACTGGCGGAACTGGAGGAACAGGCGGCACTGGAGCAGTCGGAGCTACTGGGTCAACTGGATCTAGCGCCAGTCTTTCTGGGTCTTCAGGCTATGTTGCTAAATTCAACTCAGCAACAACTTTAACAAACTCTATTGTATACGATAATGGCAGTAGCATTGGAATAGGCACATCAAGCCCAAGTTGGTTATTAACTGCGTACGCAACAACTGCGCCTCAATTTGCATTATCAAATGCGACAAGAAACTTTATATTAACAAATAATGCTGGAGATGGATTGTTGTCATTTAGTTATAATTCTTCTAATAGACTACAATTTGACGTTACGAATCAATGGTTTAATGCAGGAAATCTTGGCGTAGGAACAATTACTCCATCAGCAAAAATTCACGCCGCGTCAACTGTTTCTGGAGATACGTTAATAAGAGTAGATGGAACTAATGGAGGTCTATTCTCTATTACAGATGATCTTTCAGATTCTTTGATGTCTGTTAATACTATAGCTGGTTTGCCTGTTTTAGAAGCGTTTGCTAATAACACAGTAAGAGCTGGTCAATTTAATAGCGGAGATTTTACAATAAGTGGAAACAAGGTCGGTATAGGCCAGCCAAATCCTCAGTTTAAACTTGATGTTAGTGGAAATATAAGGTTTACAGGAATCTCTACTGGAACAAGCAATAATGTTTTAGTAATAGAATCTAACGGAGAGGTAAGAACAAAGATTAACGCTTCTAGTTCTGGATCTTCTGGGTCTTCTGGGTCTTCAGGAAGTTCTGGCGTAAATGGCGGAACTGGTGGAACTGGAGCTGCTGGTGCCACTGGAGGTACTGGTGGTACAGGCGGAATTGGATCAACTGGATCAACAGGTGCTACTGGAGGCACTGGAGCTGTTGGCGCTACTGGTGGAACAGGAGGGACAGGCGGAACAGGGGCGATTGGTTCGATTGGATCTAGAGGCTCTACTGGATCAACAGGAGCTACTGGTGGTACAGGCGGAATTGGATCAACTGGATCAACAGGTGCTACTGGTGGAACTGGAGCTGCTGGTGCCACTGGGGGTACTGGTGGTACAGGCGGAATTGGATCAACTGGATCAACAGGTGCTACTGGTGGCACAGGCGGCGTTGGCGCTACTGGTGGAACAGGAGGGACAGGCGGAACAGGGGCGATTGGTTCGATTGGATCTAGAGGCTCTACTGGATCAACAGGAGCTACTGGTGGCACAGGCGGCGTTGGAGCAACTGGTGCCACTGGAGGAACTGGCGCTACTGGAGGAACTGGCGCTACTGGAGGAACTGGCGCTACTGGAGGAACTGGCGCTACTGGAGGAACTGGCGCTACTGGAGGAACTGGCGCTAGAGGAGCTTCAGATTGGACTCCTAATTTTAGCGGTGGTGTAACATACGGATCAGATAGTAGTACATTTATTAAATCCTCAGGAAATAATAGTACTTGGGACGGGCAAGTTTATTCAACACAAGGTTACGTAAGAGGCGTTTATTGCACTGCTAAAGCTACAAGTACTTCCCAATGGATCATGTGGGGATTAAATACAGATCCCGCAGCAGACGCATCTTATGCTAGCATTGATTTCGCTTGGTATTTTGAAGGTGGTGGAAATCTAAGAATTTATGAAAGTGGATCTGATTTAGGTCTTTTTGGGACTTATACAACAAGCACAGTCTGTTACATCACTTATGATGGCCTAAACATACGTTACTGGAAAGATGGAGTAATCCAAAGAACAGTAGCCAGATCAATTGGTTCAGCGCTTTATTTTGATAGCAGTTTTTACGCAACAAACTCGCAAGGAATTACTAGTGTTGCTTTCGGCCCAATGGGAGAAACTGGAAGCGCGGGCTCTGCTGGGGCTACGGGTGGCACAGGAGCTGTTGGTGCCACTGGAGCCACTGGAGGCACTGGTGGCACAGGCGGAGTTGGAGCCACTGGAGGTACTGGTGGCACAGGCGGAACAGGGGCGATTGGTTCGATTGGGTCTAGAGGCTCTACTGGATCAACAGGTGCTACTGGTGGCACAGGCGGCGTTGGCGCTACTGGAGCCACTGGAGGTACTGGTGGCACAGGCGGCGTTGGAGCCACTGGAGCCACTGGAGCCACTGGAGCCACTGGAGGTACTGGTGGCACAGGCGGCGTTGGAGCCACTGGAGCCACTGGAGGTACTGGTGGCACAGGCGGAACAGGGGCGATTGGTTCGATTGGGTCTAGAGGCTCTACTGGATCAACAGGTGCTACTGGTGGCACAGGCGGAATTGGATCAACTGGATCAGCAGGTGCTACTGGAGGGACAGGCGGCACTGGTTCGGCGGCCATATCAAATAACGTTGATAATTATATTTTAAGTGCAACTGCATCTGCTACAATTAACGGCGAAGCCAACTTAACATTTGACGGAAACAATTTATATATTAACGGTGCGGTGGTACAAGATAGTGCAACGCAATCTATTAGCGGAACCGCTGCTCTTACAATTGACGTTCAATCTTCAAACTTGCATGTAATATCAGTTGCGGCAGGCACAGTATCATCGAGTATAACATATAACAATAGAAGTAGTAATCCAAGAGTTAATACGTTGATTTTAGTATTTAAATATTCTGGTAGTCATACTATTACATGGACCAATGTTTTATGGGCGAATAGCGTAACTCCAACCGTAACTGGTGTGTCAGGTTATGCTGACGTATATATGTTAACATCTTATCAGGGAACCACAGGGGTTTGGATAGGAACTGTTGTTGCTCAGGCTTTGGTAAGTACATCTTTATAATATTATTATGTTAACTAATTGTGCATCTAATATAGTCGGAACCGCATTTCCTTATGGTTTAGGTATTGCGTATCAACCCGGCGCAAACTTTTTCACTCTTCTTAATTTTAGACAAGGGCTTAGTTATAATCCTAGGAAAAGCCTAACCGCGTGTAGAGATATTTCTTATTATAACGCTTCAAATTTTGTGGCTAATAATGTTTCTGCGACTGATTATTATCCAAATAGATATGGAGGAATGTTGCATTTAAATAATACAACTGGGTATAGTCCGGGTACGGGAAAAACTATTACCAGTGCTGGCAGTAATTACAGCAGTAATGGAACTACAGAGTTCACTTTTATAGTTAGTTGGGAGTACGTAGCATCTAATACTACATATGGTGCTGATATTATTCTAGGAGCATATCAGGGAAGTAGTCACGATTTTTGGTTAGGCACTTCAGGATATGGAGTGACTCCTTATATTTTTTCTAGGAACGGATCTGGAGTTTCTTCTGGCATTTCACCAGTAGCTGGAAGACGTTATATTGCATTAATAGGTCAATCTCAATATTTTAATGAAGGATACTTTGCGATTTATAGTAGTGCTGGACAATCTTATGTTAACACAAGCATTGGAGGAGTAAATTTAACTACAGCTGGATCTCCTGCTCTTGGCAAATATGGTGGTTGGGATGATAATTATTTGCCAAATGTTTTAATTGGCGATTGGTTGTCAGGATTTGAATATACAAGCAATTCTTACCCCCAAGGATTTACCTATGCTAAAGCTGATGCAATTCTTCAGAGTTTAAAACCAAAATTAGGAATACCATAATATGAATCTTTATTTTTTAATTTCAATAAATAGCGATGGAACAGGAACCATATATGAAAGCCTTCAGCCATTTTCAAACGTTGTTGCTGGGGTGGCGCAATTATTGCCGCCTGAATTTTTAAATATTAGCGGATTTAATAACTTAGAAACTTCTGGCCCAGATCTGTTGCTTGATCTAGGTTGGGCTGGCAGATCTGATTTAGGTTTTTGGATAGCTAATTTTGCAGTAAAGCCAACAACAACATATTATAAAAAAATAATAACAACCAACACAATCAATAATGTTAATAAGACTGTTGATGTGACTTACTCCGAACAAGATCTAACTGAGATAGAAATAGACATAAAAAATAAAAAAATGAGAGCCTCTTATGTGCCAGTAAGAGATTCCTATCTTAAATTAACTGATTTTACCCAACTTCCAGACGCACCTATAACAGAACAGGCTAAGAGTGATTTTCTAATTTTTAGACAACAATTAAGAACAATGTTTGATATTTCTGATTATAGTCAACTAGCTTGGCCTGCGATTCCTACGTCTGCTCCAAATATAACTATACCACCATTTCCGCCAATAGAAAAATAAAGTTAGAACTCTTATTCTTGTGTAATTAACTAATATGAAGGTTGTTGATATAGCCCAAGAAATTTATTTTGACTTAAATAGTCCTAGCGATTTAAGTATTGCCGCGATTGCTTATTGGGTCAGATCTAACGTCGGAGCATTAAATAATTTAATTTTTTCTAATTTTGTAGTTAACGAGACTACTTATGAAATAGTAGACGGAAGCGACAGCGCTGTGGAAATAGATATTAATGCCGTATCAATCTTAAAAAAGATGTATCTTGTTCATAGATACTCTGTAATCATAAGATCAAAATTGACAGCTATAGACTCCGACGACATCGTAGAAGTAACAGATCAAGATCAAAAAGTAAGAAAACTAGACAAGACTCAAATAATTAGAGCGGTATCCGCAGAAAAGAAAATAGAAGAAGACATCTTACAAAAACTAATAAACGCATATAGAACAAAAAAATCAGCGCCGGTCCACGTTGTTGGAGACGATATTGTTGCTGGGCAATACCCAGATGTTTTCCCATATATCAGATCGGGAAGAACTTACGGATATACAGCTTATTGATCTTGGCTATCAAGCAGTTTATTTATTTCTGCAATTTCGAAAGCGATTTTTTTTTGAAGATTCTGAAGGTCTTCAAGGATTTTTATTTTTTCTTTTTTTGTTTTAGCCTTCTTTAGCTTAGCTTGAACACGTTGAGACTCACGAATATAAAAATCGCTAGTCTTTAAAAGCATTTCGACTTGGTTTTCCATAAAATTTGGGGGAGCTTTTGGCTCCCCCGTTTCAGTTATCGAGTCTTTCGGGCGGCTCGCTTAGTCATGCTTTGCGGATCTGCCGCAGATGCAAAACCGAAAGCGTTTGGCGACATTCGCTTTGAATCTACGCGATGTTGATTTACGCGAACCGCGCGCTCCACATTGGTTACTGATAGAACGCCCTTATCCGACTCTTGAACTGTTAGTGTGTATGTATTGCTCATGGCAATATAATATGATTCTATTTTTTAGAATGTCAAGATTATTTTATTGGAATAACGCTGACTTTCTCTTGTTCTTTTTTAGGAACTAAAACCTTTAGAACGCCATCTTCAAGAAGAGCAGCAGACTCAGAAACGACGGCAGAATTTGGAAGCTTATACTCTGCCGAAAATGGAGCCCTCTTGTTTCCTTGCTTAGGAGAGATGGTTACGCAAATAATATTTCCCTTAGAAGTTACGGACACTTCATTCTTTGAAAAGCCCGGAGTGTCAAGCTCTAATTTGAATGCTTCTTCTGTCTCTTTCCACAAGTCTAATGTTAGATAGCTGTTGAGTTCTTTAGTCAATTGAGTTGATGATTTAAGTGTGTAATACATAGGCGTCTCAGTTAAGCAAAAGATATGCCACTATATTTTCTTTAGCTTTTCTATGTTTTTGCGAGCTTTTTGAGACTTGCTGAGACGCTTTGTCTCTTTGGGTGGGCCAACAAGTAACAAGTCTCTGATAAGAATAAATAATTCAATAACTAGTTCTCTTGAGAAGTGGCTGTTTTCAGGAGCAACAGGAGAAGTGTCTTGCCATTCAATAACAAAATCAGCGAGAGCTTCTAGCTTTGGGGTATGTGTCGCCTCTTCATTATTAACTGGAATAGAATAAGATTTCTTGAAAGTGAAAGCTTCTTCTAGTTGATACTTCTTGACATGAATCAAGATACCTTTCTTTTTTTTGATCCATTGGGCTTCATCTTTTTCGTATTGCGCATGACGAACATCAGGGATGCAAATTATTCTGTCTAGTTTAGATTTAGGAAGAGCCTTGATTTTTTTGTCTAACTTTTTTACCCAGTGAGTGCCGCTCGACTCTTCTCTCTTCACTTTAGCGTAGAAAACTAGAAAATCTCTAATTGTAGACTTGTCTTCTCTTGAGCATGTCAATGGATTAATATTGTACATAGACATCAACGCTTCGCGGCATTCTTCTTTTATTTCTTCAGCAAAAGCCATGCGCTCAAATGCGTATCCAGAACCTTCAAATAAAACTCTTAGCATATTACACAAAGAGTCTTTGCCGTCTCCAGCTAGTCCTGATATTCCTATTATTTTATTCATTTCAAAAATACGCTCCAATCAATATGGTTTTTAAATTCAATTGAATCACTCATTAACTTGGGAGACATTGGCTTTGGCTTTCTAATAAGCTTTAGCCCAGCCTCTTCGGGAGTTTTGCTTCCCTTTTTAGAGTTTATGTCTTTATGGCATAGGACCATGTTCTCCCAAGTGTTTGGTCCACCTCTAGATTTTGGAAAAGGATGATCTATGTTGGCTTCTTCTGGCTTCAATTTCTTGCCACTATATTGACAAATACCATTATCTCTAAGCCATATATTGCGTTTAGTTGGCCTAAATCTTTTAGTAGGTATTTCTGAATACTTAGAAGAAGCAATAATAGTGGGAACTCTTATGGACATTTTACTTGTCCTTATTTCCAAGTCGCATTCTCTAACTGGAAGCTTAATCCAATCTTCCCATTTAACTGCTTGTATATCTTCTACCTCAGAGAAGTCCAAAGACTCATCTTTATTTTTCTTATAGATGACATTTAAAGCGACACAATTAGGATGCACCAATTCGCTGAAAGCATCTCTTACGGATTTAACTCCGATTGGTTGCCATCTTTTATTGAGGCACAGGCAAATGATTTTATCTTCTATCCCCATCAGCATAAAAATATCAAACTAAATTGAAATAAAGTCAAGATTTTTTTGATTTTTTTGAATGGCAAATTATAAATTTAAGATGAGTAAGAACACTAAGAAGACAACTAAGAAGGCCGTAGCGAAGTCGGGCAATTCTGGTAATGCTGGAAACGCAGGAAATCTTGGAAAGCCAACGAGTTCAGGAGGCACAGGAAGCGCAGGCTCAACCAAAAATGCCGCACTAAATTCAGGCAATGCTGGAAACGCAGGAAATCTTGGCAAGACAACAAGTTCCGGTAGCGCAGGAAGCGCAGGCTCAACAAAGAAGCGTTGATCCTACGCTAAACATACACGGCGCGTCGTTTGACGCGCCTTTTTTATTAATAAATGATGAAAGACTCGTCAGCGGAGTCTTCCCAGTCTAGCGACTCTGAAGCTTTGGCTTTTCTCTTAAACTGGCTATAGCAAACAGCAATCCTTTGTTTTTGATCGGGAAATTCTTCTACCATCGAAGAATCTCCGACGCATCTGCTGACGAATTTTTTTTGCTCTTCTGATTTTTCAGGTTTCATTAGTGGCATATAGTAAAGTTACACTAAAATTGCAAATCAATGCGCGTTTATTAATCTAAAGACCTTACATCAAAAATATCAACAGCAACTAAAGTATTGCCGTTTGATACTATAAACGTATCATCATCTTTAACATCTACAACTTCTCCAACCCATTCTCCTTGAGAGTCTAAAACTCTTATGTGTTTGCCAATTAACTTTTTATTAATATCTAGTCTTTTGCTCATTTTATTTTTATTTTAATGTCATTAATAGGAAAGGTAAGATAAACTGCGCTAAGATCTTTTCTTACATCAAAAATTTCTCCAATAGATAAGAGAGTTGATTCATCCAAACTTTTGATTTGCTCGTAATATTTTTCTTCGAATTGAGAACTTGGGGTCTTCCCAGTGCAAGAACACGAAGATATTGATTGGTGACAGAATTCTAATACTTTGAATAGCTGCGGATTGTTTATTATTTTATCTGGGTTTTGAGATAAAAATCTACAAAACTCTATGAAGCCTTTAATTTCTAATTCCATTTGAGTCTATTATTAATAGTAACGTTGAGTACAAAAGAATATACACATAATAAACAAAAAACAAATCATAGCTAAAAAAACAAATAAAGCAACTCATCCAAAAACCCAAACAATAAGGGCAAGAGATAAGCTTTGTTATGAAGTTGTTATATTTAAAATTAAGATATTCTAAATAATTTGCTTTAGGAGATTTTAACTTAAAGCACATATAATCTAATCTTGTCTTATCTGAGTGTAGACGAAAAAGTTTTCCATACTCCATAAGAAAATCTGTCCTATAGAGCAGGAAGCTTACCGCAGCGCAAGAACACGCTTTTACAATGTCAACCTGTATGCCCATATCCGCCTTCTCCTCGCTTAGTGAGTGGAAGATCATCAGACTTAACAAAGTTAATTTGGCTACAAGATTCTATAATTATTTGGGCTATCTTGTCTCCTGCTTTCACGACGAAATCTAAATTATTGTCTGTATTATAAAGGATAACGCCAATATCGCCTCTATAGTCAGAATCAATTACGCCAGCAAGCACATCAATTCCATTTTTAAACGCGAGCCCTGACCTTGGGGCGATTCTCCCGTAGTGGTTCATTGGGATTGCCATGCTTACATTGGTTTTAATGAGTTTTCGCCCGAGCCTAGGAACAACCGTTTCTTCTGCCGAGTACAAATCGTAACCCGCTGAGAAGTTGGTCCCTTGAGTGGGAATTTTTGCTAAGCCAGAAAGAAGTTTGATCTTAATGTCCACGTTAATATTATGGAATGTCAAAAACAAAAGTCAATTTAAAATTTGCATTTTTTTATTTTTGACACATGTTACTTATGTGAACGTCATAGAATCATACCAATTGCTCTTAGAGTACTTTAATACAAACACTGTTTTTAACATAAAGAAAAACAGAAAAGATGTTGTTTTGGTGTCTGATGATGAAGCTGCTGAAAATGCTTCCTTGTCTTGCGCGTTAAAAGAGATGGAGAAAGCTGGAATTTTAAGATCCTGCGCCATTGAAAATGAGCAATACTGGGTTCTTTTTAAATCTATAGAATCTTTTAACCAAACAGTTGAGCTTAGCGGATTAGTTTGCGCTGGTATTGCAAGCGTTATAAATGATATGTGCGATAAATTAGAAAGACAATCTGAAAAATGCGACCCTTCAAACGTTTCAGAAAAAGATTTAAAGAATTTAATTTATCTAGCCTCTAAGGCTACAGTCAGTAATTTGAAAAACTGACTTGACTTTTTAAAGAGCATGTTCCATCATGGACTTAGTTTGATCAGTAGAGGTAACCAGAGCAAAACCATGCTCACTTAAGGATAGACTCCTTATTTAAACTCGTAAGAGACAGCAAGCCCGTCAAAAGACCATAAGGAATTGGAGGAAACTCCAGCGTGCGTTCGGGAGAGGTCGCGTCGAAAGAGCCTT